GGAAGTCCATTTGCTGTATCCTCATGTGGAATATTATATGTTTCTTCCAAATCATTTAATACTCCATTAACAGTTGCCATTAATCTATCCCATATGTCTTTAGTTTTTTGATTTTTAGCAATAGAAGGAGGAATAATATATTCAAAACCTTCATTTGCATAATCAATATATCTTGTAGATGCTTGTAGTCTAGTTGGAGCGCCTCCAATATGAGTATACCATTCCCGCATTACTCTGGCGCTATATCCATCAAGAGTAAGATATACATCTGGAAATTCCCATGTTCTACCATGACCAGATTCCAAATTATGAATACCACGTTTATAATTTTTTTGAGCATCATCTGTAGGAGCTCCATAACAAACTCCTGCCATCTCACCAATTAAAGTAATTGGGTCTTTAACTGTTCTTTCGCTAATTATTATCTTTCCCATTTAATTATTTCCTTTTGTTGAGTTATAACCTAGTTTATCAGATTGATACATCTCAATCCAGAATTTTTCTTTTTCGTTTAAATCTATTCTTGAACACTCTTCTAAAAGTTCAAAAGTAAAATTCCACACTCCATCATTTTGCATTGCTTTATAAAGTTTATTAGTTGCGGAAGCTTCTATTCCAAGACCGCATTTAATGTGGTCTTTCCATCTTTGACCAACATCAACAGACTGTCCAATATAACACTGTTGTGTTTTTAAATTTGTAATTTTATAAATACCACAAATTTTTTTATTTCCTAAAATACGATTACACATTTCTGTAGATTGTTTTAAAAAATAAGTTGACCAAATCAATTTGCTCAAAACAACAGGTTGATGTAAAGATAATTTTATTGTATTTAATTTTTCAACATCCTCTAAATCAATAGTAGAAAGAGATAATTTATAAAATTGAAGTTTCTCTTCTTTTTCTCGTTCGCGGAGTTGCGCCTTTGTAGCTGCATTTAATGCACTTCTTATCTTTTCAAGTTCTGTAGTCGCTGCGATTTTTTTCTCTTCTAAAGCTTTCAAATTATTATAATAATCTAACTCTGCTTTTTCATAACTTAATTCTAGAGTGTGCAAATATTGTTCACTAGCATAAGAAGTATTATCTTTATATAATTTTATTTGCTCAGAAATTTTATTTTTTTCATTTTCATAGTTTACTGCAAGATTTTGTTTTTCTTTTGTTATATCTTCTAATAACTTTGTTTTCTCATAGTAAAGATTATTAATTTCTTGTTGAGCTTGGTGTATTTTTTCTTTTGTTTGAATTAAATCTTGTTCTTTAGTATTTTTAATTTGTTTTGCTAAAGTAAGATTTTTATACCCAATTATAAAAAGAATAATACTTACAATTATTAAAAATATACTTAAATAAATCATACTTATTTCTCGATAAAAAAATTGGGTGAAACATTCTAGTTTCACCCAAATCTATTATATAAAGTTAAGCTAAATTATTCAGCTTTCTCTTCTGGAGCATCTGGGTCGAAAGCTTCGCCTTCAGCTGTCAACTTAATAAATTTAACTGGCTTATGAGTACCATCTTCTAATTCAATTTCTGCAGGAATTCTTTCCATAAGACCTTTTCTCTGGAATGCAGAAGTAACGATACCATTTACACTTTTAACCTCTAAACCTGTTGCTTCAGCAATATCTGCTGCTGTAACATTAGCTCCGTTAATACTCTTTACATAGTCAAATACTTTTCTTGAATTTTCTTTTAATGCCATTTTTAATGTTCTCCTTTAAATAAAATATTATAAAATAATTTGTAATGTTAGATGAACTTTTTATTAGAATATTCATCTTTTATCTATATAAATATTATACCAAAAAATTTTTATTTTGTCAATAATTTTTTCTTGGTTATATATTCATCTATTTGTAACATATCTTCAACTGAAAGGGAAGACATTATATCTTCAATTTTCTGTTGATTCTCTTTAACATTTTTGCCCAATTGCAACTCTTCTTCTAGGTTTACAATTTTTTGAGCAATTCTTTTTATGCGTTTATTTCTTTCATCTTTCATATATTTATTATACCAAAAATTTTTAAAATTTTCAAAATATCGCAGATAAAGTGCAATCCTCTGGTATCCATATATCTTGAAAAGTAAAAGTATCTAAATCCTTATATGATATTCTAATAATAGGAATATTGTTTTCTTTACACCAGTCATTTCTAAACTTATCTCTTTCTTGAGTTCTTTTTAAATTTTCTTCTGTATTCCATGTATTTTTAGTTTTATCTGCTTTAAAATGTTGTCTACCATCATATTCAATAATATATCTATTATCTACATAAAAATCAAATTTTACTAATGATTGCGTATCAGGATATTTACAATTTTTAAAAGTTTTTTGCTGTTCAAAATAAATATTATGTTCTTCTAATAATTTTTTAATTTTTTGCTCTCCTAAAGATATATTATTACATTTTCCACAACTTTTAGTGTTTTTTTCTGTTAAACTAGCTCCTCTTACTGAAATAAAATTTCCACATTCACATTCACATAACCATTTGTAACAGCCATGATTATCTTTTCCATCTAAGCTAATTACTTTTAATTTTCCAAATTGTTGATTAGATAAGTCTTTAAATCGTTGCTGTCCTAATTTAGAAGCTATTTCTTTTTTTCTACATCCGCAAGAGGTTGAAGTTCCATTTCGCAAAGCTGTGCCAGATACACTTTTTATAGTTCCACATTTACATTTGCATTTCCAATAAGCTTGATTTTTCTTAACGCTATTATCTCTTTCTATTACATGCCAATATGTAAAATCTTTCCCTGTTAAATTAATTAAACTCATATTAAAATCTCCTTCTCTTTCTTTTTCCATTATAATATGAAAAAAGAAAGAGAAGGATTATTAAAAGATGTCCTTAATTTTACAATCTTTTGGAACTTTATCATCATGCAATCCTTTATAGAAACCATGTCTAATAGTTAACGCTTCTGAGGATTTCTCCATACATTGTATCTTGCACACTTTATTTAACCATAACTCTGGATGTTCGCTCATATCTTTTTTCATTTCATCACTAATACCAGAATGTATAGTTCCAATATTCTTAATATTACCATTTTCATCATATGCTCCAATGATAATACGAGAATTATGCCAATTCATATAATAAGGTTTAGTAACTGCAATACAACATAATTCCCCATAATGAGGGGCTATTGGTAAACGAGCCTCATGGTCATCAGTTCCAACCCAATATTGCCAAGTCTCAATTTCTTTTCCATAGTATTGAGGAGTTGGCTCTTCAAAGCCAATAATAATTACATCAGCAAAATCAACTTTTTTTGCTTTTAAATTACTATCTGGTCTTTTACCAGGTTCATAAACACCTGTTTTCTTTTTAATTACCATTCCTTCTTCGCCTGAAGATAATGCATTTCCAACTCGTTCATATAAATTATCGTACCAGATTTCCGCTAATTCAAGAAAATCAAAATTATTAAGATTGTGTAAATAAAATATTTTTTCTAAAATTTTATATCTTGTTTCATTATCTATTTTATTTGCAACTAAATCAACTCCATCATACATTAAAATATCATGTATATAATAATGAATTTTTCCCCATTTTCCATTTTGTCTTTCTATTGCTTTTGGAGCTAAACATCCCATAATTTCAGTTACATTTTTTGAACTTCCGCCTGGATAATAGATTTCTCCTATTAAAATGGTTTCTTTAGGTAAACAATCAAAAGCCTCAACTATATGTGGAACATTTGCAGATTTTTCTGCTTGAAGTCCAGTTGTTTTACTTGCAGTTCTTGAAAAGAGATAACTATTAGTATGTTTTTCAAATTGATACCAATATCCATCTTTTTTTAATTGACCAAAATAATTATCACTTTCACAAGCATTAATAAGTTGAGTATCTGTACTTGCATGAATTTTCATAGCTTCATACATTATTGCTTCTGGATATAATTCTTCTATTTTATCTTTATTAAAAGCCATAATACACTCCTTAATATCTGTTGTTAAGTTTATAACTTAACAACAGATATAATATTACTATTTTTTATCATCATGTTTCCTGTGCTTACTCTACTTAATAATGGTAATTCATTTGCAGAAATACAAATTGAATTTGGTTTTCCAATTAAAAGTAAATTATCATTATTATCAATCATCGCGGCTCCCGCAATATCACCAGTAGTTTCAGTTACTTTATATAAAGTTACACCTTTTCCTGCACGGGCTTGAATTGGAAATTCATCTAAAGATACTTTTTTACCAAAACCTTTAGTTGTAATTACTCCAACTGTATCTGTGGTTTTATGGACTGGTAATCCAATAATAACTTCATCCCCGTCTGAAAGTTTTATAGAACGAACTCCCGCAGTAACACGACCAATAGGATTAATTTCATCAGTAGGGAAATGAATAGACATACCTTTTTTAGTAATAACAATCATTTCTTCATCTTTAATGAAAGTTACATTTGCTAAAGCATCTCCTTCTTTAATATTAATTGCTGCAATTCCAGTAGATTTCTTTACTTTTGTATATTCTTCTAATACTGTCTTTTTGATTAAACCTTGTTTAGTAATAAAGATTACAAATTCAGCATTAGTTTTTCTATGAAGAGAAGTTATTGCAACTACTTTTTCATCAATATCCATATTAATTAAGGTACCTACTCTAACACCTTTTGATACATTTGTTCCAACAGGAATATTATCTACTAATAATTTAAACATTTTTCCTTTTGATGTAAATAACATTAAATTATCAATAGTATTTGTTGAAATTGTATCTAAAATTGCATCATCTTCATTTTTAACTCCTTTTCCATTTCTCTTTTGAGGGCGGAAAGCAGTTAATGGAATACGCTTAATATCTCCATTTTGAGTAAGAATTACTACTACATCTTCAGGAATAACTTCTTCAATTTCTTTTTCTTCTTTTGGAACTTCTATTTGAGCAAGTTCGGTTCTACGAGAGTCTCCATATTTTTTTACAAAAGTTTCTAATCTATCTTTCAATACCAACTTTTGCTCATCTTCATTTTCTAAAATTAAAGTATAAGCAATAATATCAGCTTCTAAAAGTTTTGCTTCTTGATTTAATTCAACTTGCTCTAAACCTGCTAACTTACCAAGCTTCATATCTACAATAGCTTTAGCTTGAGGCTCAGTAAATTTATATTGAGAAATAAGATTTTCTTTCGCGGCAACCGCGCTTTTACTTCCTTTAATTAAAGTAATTATATTATCAATATCTTCAAGAGCTTTAAGCAAGCCATCAACTATCTCTTTTCTTGCTTTTGCTTTATCTAAATCAAATTCTGTTTCTCTTTTAATACAATCAATATTATGTTCAATATAAATTTTAATACAATCAACTAAATTTAATTCAGTTGGTGTTTTATTTACAAGAGCAACTTGATTATATGAAATTGAAGTTTGAAGATTTGTTTTTGAAAATAATTTTTTAACAATAGCATCTGGATTAGCAGTTTTCTCACATTCAATAACTAATCTTAATCCTTTTTTATTACTTTCATCACGAACTTCTGAAATCCCTTCTATATCTTTCTTATCACAAACTTCACCAATTTCTGCCAATAGAGCTTCGGTTCCAGTTCCATAAGGAATCTCATAAAAGATAATTTTATTTTTTTCAATATTATATTTACCGCGGAGTTTAATACTTCCATGTCCAGTTTTCATAATTCCAGGAATATCATTTTTATTGATAATAATTCCACCTGTTGGGAAATCTGGACCTGGTAAACAAACTTCATTACCATCCATATAATCAAAAATCGCGGCAGCTACTTCATTTAAGTTATGTGGTAACCAATTACAAGCCATTGCAACCATATTTGTCTATTATTTCTAATAGTACTGACTATATCTTAACTAATCATTTGATTAGCAATATCTATTTCGAGCTATGTATCAATAATAGCCCTACTCCTCCGATCCGAGGATAGTCGATACAGGTTATAAAATATATTTAATTATGTTTTAATTTATTATTTAAAACTGCATTTCTTTTTCTTAAAGGATATATTAAACCAACTTGTTTGTATGAAGTTCCTCTACATATATTACCTATTGTGTTTGGACTACAATTATATTTTTTAGCTAAATCTTTATATTCAATTAAAGTAGTCTGTAGGTCTTTTATAATATTATCAATTATTTCTTGAGAAAATTTTGCGTTTGGATTTTTAACTCCTTCTTGTTTATGTCTTTCCTTTCTAATTGGATAAGACTCTTTTTCATGTAAATATCTATTTCCTTTGTTAATTTCCTCAATCGTTCGTCTACTTACTTCATACATTTCAGATATTTTCACCATAGGAATATTTGTGTCTCTTAAAAGTGAATATATATTTTTAACATCTTCTTCTGAGAACATTAAATATATTTTATCTTCCCACGGTATTGCCATATATATACAAATCTCCTCTGTATATACTTAGGTTTCACCGTTAGCAATTTAATTATTTTTGTCCTTTTAACTAAATTACCCCTGTGATGAGCAGGCAAAGATATAACAGGCATTGCTACATACCAATTCCAGTATTTGGATTACAAAGAAGATTTGGAAAAATCGCTGGTAATGTGATTGGCTCATCTTCTGTTTCATCGTAGTTAGGAATAAAATCTACATTTTTCTTTTTAATTCCTGCCAATAAACCATCTTCAGTTAATTTTGATAACCTTGCTTCTGTATAACGCATATGAGCTGCGCCATCTCCCGCAATATTACCATTATTACCATGAAAGTCAATTAATGGATAACGCATAACCCAGTCTTGAGATAATCTTACTAAAGCTCCATAAATTGAACTATCCGAATGTTATTACCTGTAAGTTTTTTATCTTACACTCTGGAAGTTTCCTTCATTTTCATCGATTGGTCATTTCCAATCCAGTCTAGCATAACTTTTCAATTTGGTCAACTAATTCTTTTTTTCTATCTAAATATATTTGACTATTATCATATAAGAAATGAGTAATTAAAGGGATTGCTTTTTTCTTTGAACGATATTCTATTTTATAAGTATTACAATGTTCATAAATTTTTAAAGGTTGTATATTTAATTGCTCTTTAAAAAATTGTTGAATAAAATTTAATATTTCATAAGAACCTACTAAACCAATACCAGATAAGTTTTCTCTTATAAAACCATCTCCATCCCAAAGACCTCTAATAAAATCTTTATAATATTGTGGTTTTATATTACAAACCTTTTCTTTTCCAGATTTAGCTTGTTCAATCCCTAAGTCTTGCAATGCTTCCATTATTTCTTTAGAATAAAGTGAAACATAATAATTTTCATTTCCTGTTATAGAATGGATTTCAGATTTTAACATTTCTTCAGTTCCACCTATAAATTTTATAAATTTTATTAAATGTTGCTTATCTTTATTTCCTAGTTTTATTCTTAACATATGTTTATCTAAGTTTAAATACCCATCTGCTAATATAAAACCTAACCAATAAGCCTTTTCTTCATTATCTATATTATCAAATATATGTCTATTATAATTTATCATATTATCTATCCTCCTTAAATTTTATCTCATATAGGATGTTTTTTCATCCTCACTTATACTTAAAATTTAATTTTAGATAGTTTTATTAGTTTGACCAATTTGCTGCGGCCTCGTGGGAGAATTATTCTTTCGTCATCTCCTATGCGTTGCCTCTGACTAAACCTTTTATATTTTAGCCTTCGGTTCGGATTAGCATTTTACAGCCTCCCCGTTTAATT